AAATACGTTTACTGAGGAAGAACTCTTTCATAAGTTCCTTGATCCTAAGTTCCTCCAAGGGGTCGTAAAAGGTTGTCTCCCCGTTGATGGCGAGGAATGGAAGCATGAGCACGAGGTCTGGTGTTCCGATCCCGATGCACCTTAAGCCTGCGGTGAGCGGCTCAAGAGAGTCTGTCTCCACGTCATAGGCCACTGGCTCTTGTGTCTTCTCAACGTGCCTGATAAAAGCTTCTAGCTGCTCTGGGGTGGGGGTAAAGATGGTGCGTGGATCTTTCCATTGTAGCTTCTCATCGAAATGGCGAAACGCTTTGGCTAAGTCGGAGCGGAAGATGGGTCGCCAGATAGGTTGGTAACGGATGAAGGAGGGGTGAAAGGTAGGTAGAACCTTCCTACCTAAGTGTACTGTTGGGCCACCCCGTACCTTACTTAGGCTTGGGTTACCTGGGAGTATAGCCTTAGTTGCCATTGGACCTAGCGGAATAAGGGAGGGGAACTGAGCTACCTCTGCCTCTAGTCGTGGGCGGCAGCACTCCATAGGGGTAGGTACGGGAGCCTTCCCCTTCTTTACTCTGGCTCGGTTCCTCTTCTGAAGTACAGCTAGGAACTCCTTCTCATTATCTTTAGGGAAGCGGCACGCACATACGTTAGTCCATGACACATCATGTCTGGTCTTACCGCAGTCGCGTAGAACACCTATGACTTCAACGCCTGCTGGTCCCACGAAGGGACGGTTGAATAAAGTCTCCTGCTTACCAGGGGCATCTCCGATCATAAGGATAGAGGTATCCTCGTTTATCTCAGAGTCTACTACTCGCCAGTTACCCTTGGTTTCCCAATACATACGTAGAGGGCATAGGTCACATCTTGGTTGCATACTATCACCTGGGGAAAGAAGCCCTGCCCGAAGGCAGGACTCCTCGTATTAGGATTTAGATTTCAAGGAATGACAGTGCGTCTTTCCCTTCGCCGCTAGGGGTAGCAGCTTCAGGAGTAACGCTGTTGTCGTCGTCTTCCTCTACGTCAAAGCCCTCGTCTGTGGTTGCTGCCAGGGCAAGCAGTTGCTCGTACTGCTCCTTTGGAATCCACTTCACTGAAGAGTAGCCGCTCCCTTCTTCGTCAGCAGGTGTGAAGAAGATATAGCCAATCTTCCCTACGAGCTTGCTTCCGTTAAGTTTCATACCTTTGTTCAGCTTTGCTTCAGTGAAACCAAGTGACATGAGCAGCGCCTTCCAGTAACGCTTAACAAAATCTTCAGGATCTTTCGGGAAGTTAAGCCCGTCAGATATGCTGCATCCTTTGTATGGACCTTCTTGTACGATGGTACGGAAGATAGCCCGCTCGTTACCAGCTTGCGTGTCACGCTTCTCAGTTGAAAAGACCTTAACTTTGTAAGCTCCTTTCTCCTTCGGAGGGACATTCATCCCCGCTGCATTAACACCAGATAGATCAACTTCAATTTCCCAGGACATATTATTCTCCTCTTCTTCTTTAGATTGCTACGTCGAATGACTCAATGAAGTCATCGACTATATTGGTTGAATGGAACTTCAGGTATGCTCGATCAAACGAGTCTAATAGAGCCCACCTGATGTGACGTTTGTCACTTACTTTAGCTGACAACTTAGTTGCTACCGACTTAAGTATTGGTTGAAAGTTAGCTTCCTCCTTTTGCATTTGTTGTACTAATAGATCTGAAACCTTTTCCACTACCTCCTCCATCCAGAGCAGGGGCTCAGGTCGGGGGATGGGATAGCCAGCAGCACGTAGGGTTTCCCCTAAGTTCATTGGGCTAAACGGTGGAGTAATAGCGAGGCGGTCACCTGTGATGTAGTTCTGGTCTGGGCCTGTCTGAAAGACAAAGGGCCAAGGACCAGGGAAGTCATCGGTGTGTACCACCCTGGCTACGAAGTCAGCAAGAGCAGGCAGCTTCTCAGGTAACTGCCAACCAGGGATGAGAGGAGCACCAGGGATGTACTTACCTCCGCCATCCTTCTTTACTTCTCGCGGTGGCTGCTCATGCATAATGAGGATGACATGACAGTTAGCTTCCCTTGCACAGTCACGTAACTCGTAGACCTTTGCGTTAAAGACATCGAAAGCTGCCCAGCCCCGGTGAGTCTTCTTGAGTTTGTTAAGCTCTGTATCAGCAATGATACTGAAGTCATCAATGATGATAGCTGAGTGGCCGTGCTCGGAAGACAAGACGCTCATGATCTGGTCAAAGCCTGTGGCCTCTACGCTCTTGGGCTCCCATCCTAGCCAGTTGGAACTCAGCATCCCACCCTTGGGTGAGATAAAGAATCCAGTGGGGAAGGAACGGATAGCCGCTACTGTCTTACCTCGTTTAGCGGGACCATAGATGATCCCAAATATTTCATTAGCCTTAGTCATTACTCTCTCCTGGTTAGTCATCTTTGTTAAATACATGCGCACAATGAGTACAAGCGACCTTAATCCATGAAGGACTTTTACGTATCTCCACGGCTCGTTCCTCTGTGGTAAAGGATCCTTCTTCTATCATCTGATGCCATGGCTCTAGCTCACCACAGTAGTCGCAGGTTAGTTGGGGGCAGTTTACGTCAGGATCAAAATGGTCATTGGTTCCCATCTTATGACCCCCACTGACAGTAGGAAGCGAAAGGACATTGACCATAGGGAGTCCAGCATGCTGTCTCGTGAAACACGCCAGGGACATCCATGGGGTCTTTGTCTTTGTATTTTTCAATTAGTTCTTCTGCGTGTAGGATAGTCTGTTTGAGCTTAGGTACTGCGAATGGTGCTGGTTCAATCGTTGGTCTTGCGAAGCTGTAATTCTTTCCAACTTCTTGCGGTAACTGTATCATATTCAGCATGACGCCTGCAAACTTGTCCCCATAAAGCTTCTGCCCGAATAGCTGATAACCCAGCATCTGACCCGACAATGTGTAACGTCGAATAGTTTTCGGAGCGATACGAAAGGTGGTCTTGTGATCGACCATCCATATCTTTCCACCGGGAGCCTCGAAGATTGCATCCACCCGCTGAGTGTACAGGTACTTCCCGTCCACCTTAGCTCGAAGCTCGTGCTCCACTGCGCGTACCTTCCACTGCTCACCTTCCCATTCAACGATGTACTTACCCACTGCTTCCTGGGCTAGCTCTGCATACTCTAGCCAATGTGGTGAGTCGGCTGCGTTGTCAAAGGAGAGCCTAGCGATTGCTTCCATAGGTTCATACCACTGGTCAGGGTCTTCCCCTTGCTGCTCTGCTTGCACCCTACGGTAGTGGTGAGCCAGTCCAATGTGGACTAGCGACCCCTTCACTAGAGGAGGGCTCCACTTCCAAGGGCGGTCCCTCTCCAGTACGTAGTAGCGTGGACACTTAAGTACACTCTGTAGTCTATGCCATCCTGCTTCGGATGGACCTGCGTTGATTAGTATCTTAGTCACTGTTCTCTTCTCCTTTGCTATTGTTAAACATTCTTCTGAGCAGCCATACACATTGTCGTGGTAGCTGTAATACTTACTGAACCATCCTTTAGGGATGGTGGGATCTCCGCATGGACCGAAGGCTTCTTTGCCACAGCCATCACAGATCATCACTCGCCTCTTCTTATTTTGTCAAAGGCATCTAGGTTCATTGCCTTTCTAAGATACCCTTCAGCTTCCTTTTGCCACCCCTCAAGTTCGTTGGTTAGTGGCTTTGCTCCTGGTGAGATGATGCCTTTAGCTATACGTTCTTTGTGTGACTTCTTAAGCGTACGGAACTCACCTTCTCCAGACATCGTCCATCTTAGGTTGATGCACCTTACGCCTCTATCTGCGCAGCACTTCGGGCACCTCACCTTTAGTTCGTGTTCAGGTTTCATATCTCTTCTCCTTCTCTGGTTAATGTCCAGCCCTTGTGCTTGTTGCCCACGACTAGACCTTTCTTCTGTAGTAGTTTGAGTGAGTGTACAGGCCCGAAGGCTCGACCTTCCTTCTTAAGTCGAGCTATTATCTCAGCTTGTACCTTGGTTATCTTCTTCATCCTTCGTTGGCCTTGGCTAGTATGTTAGCTATGATTGCTGCCTCGTCCTCTTCACCAGCTAAGGTGCCTGCTACACCTACAGCTTCGTCATCCTCTAAAGCCTCACCCACTGCTTCCAGTTTGTTAAGCAAGATGTCAGCTACGTGCTCGTCAACAGTACCTTCAGCTACGGTGTACATAATGAGGACAGGTCGCGTTGATCCCTGCCTACTGAAGCGTCCTTCTGCCTGGGTCACCTGACCTGGAGTCCATGGTAGTAGTCCGAAGATAGCTAGATCAGTATGTTGAAGCCCATCAACAGCCTCACCAAAAGCGTCAGTAGTCCCAACAAATACAGATGGCTCCTCACAGGTACGGTAGGCATCAACCATAGCATCACGTTCAATGATAGATACCCCGCCATGTCCCCACCAAAGAGGTACGTGCTCAGGCTTAGCCTTCTCGATTGCTTCTGCAATACGTTCGCAGTCAACCCTTCGGCCAGTGAATACCACTACCTTCTGTTTGTTCTCTACCGCTTCGACCACTGTCTCTACTATCCACTTACGCTTGCGGCTAGCTGCTTCTAGTAGTCGCATCTCGAATAGAGCTTGGGATCCTCTCCTTGCAGCTACCTTCAAGTCAGAAGAAAAAGCACTCGGTCTACTCTGCTCCTCACGCGACAGGTAGCATAGCTGCCTGCGCTTGGATGGTAGTTGTTGAGACATCTGTGTATAGGACACAACATGGCAGACTTGTGAGAAGCGTAGCCGTAGTTCATCTATGTTGCTCTTACCTGTGGTATCCAGCCCCCCGTACTTACCCTCTTGGGCATCACAGTACCTGTGGACAAACTCCCAGTTAGTACCCCAGCAACCTGGCTCAACCAAGTCTAGCTGGGACCATAGGTCCGAGAGCCTGTCTCGTACTGGAGTAGCTGTCAGTCCTAGCCTGCGCTTGGCTCGGGCAGATAGGATAGCGGCACACTGAGAGATGTTACGCTTAGCTTGCCAGCCTACTGAGCCATCCTCCTTGACGTACTTCTCTTTACGTTGCCATGCCTTGGCCTTATGCACCTCATCGAAGATCACGCTAGACATGCCGCCACCAATCCAGCGGGTGAGTTCACCTACCCAATGAGGTAGGATCTCCCAGCTAAGGATGACCATGCGTACATCTTTCTCTATCTTCTGCGGGTCTTGTCCATAGAGGATGGTGGGGTGGATAGTAGTTAACCTCTCTACCTCTCTCTTCCACTGCCTCTTAGTAGGTGCCTTGGTCACTACAATGATTGGTCCTTCCCACCTAGCCGAGAGTGACCAGCAAATAGCAGTAGCTGTCTTACCTGCACCGCAAGCGTGCCACAGGTTAGAGCCGCTACGATTGTGGGCATACTT